CCGTCTCCGGGTCCTTGAATGGCTCGTTGATCCGCACCACTTTGTGATCTTCGTTCGCCAGCCGAATCCCGACGTCCCGCTTGGTGTCGTAGACGTAGTCGATCAGGTCGTTCATGATCCGGCCCATGTGTTCCAAAAAGCCGTCGAAGTTGTCGATGAAGTGAAACGACCCTTGGCTCGATTGATCGTCGAGCGCTCGCACCGCCACGCCCGATTGCGCGTTCGTGTCGTGCTTCCCGACCGAGGTGTTGTACATCCCCAGCGCGCTCTGAATCGCCCGCTTGTAGCTCTCGGTGAGGACCTGCACCGATTCCAGCGGAGCTTCCCAGTGGTTGAATTGCGGCGCCGGCAGTAGCGCGTCGCCCGTCTCTTCCGTCTTCGCTTTGTAGTAGAGGAACGGCCGCGGCGCGTGCCCGACGTGCTTGACCTCGTCTTCGTGGCCTTCGAATTGGCCCTCCACAGCCAGCCACATCGCCTTCGGCATCATGCCCAGCAGCTCGAGCCCGGTCGTCTGCCCGTAGCAGTACGCCATGTAGGCCTCGCGCGCCAGCCGGATCAGCGATTCGACCACCAGCTTCGACCCGCCGCCTTCGTTGACGTATTTCTCCTTGCCGTAGCAGCACCCGATCGGAATGTACTTGCCGTCCTGCGGGTTCTCCTCGAGGATCTCGACCGCGTTGGTCAGATACTGCACCACATGCGGCTCTTCGCTCCCCCGCTGGTTCAGGATCTTGTGCGTCCCGCGCGGCACCGTTACGCCGTCGCCCAGATCCACCGCGTGGCTCAGCTTCACCGTTTCGTCGTCGATCTCCGCGCCTTCCAACTCGTCGGCGAACACGTGCAATCCGCTCGCGATATCCAAGCTCAGCAGCGTCCGGGTCTGTTTTTCGACCTTCCAATATTCCGCGATCTGGATAAAGTCGTCCTTGATCCACATCGGCAGCTCGGCGAGCTGCTCGGTCGAGAAATCCGTGATCGTCGCCTTCGGCCAGCGCTTCTTGAAATTGCTCCGCCGGATCAGGTCCGTTACGAAGCACCAGCCCATGTCCGAGCGGTCTTTCTGCTTCGCGTCCGGATCCGTCCACACCGTGTTCGGATTGGCGATCGGAGAGACCACCAGCTCCTGGTCGAACGAATCGGGCGCCACGTACCGCTTCGACACTCGCGCGAATCCGTACCCACGCTGAGTGACGTTCTCCATCACCTGCGAGTAGACCGCCTGTGCCCGGCTCGCGTATTCGATCTGCCGGATCAGGTTGCCACGGAACTCGGCTGACTTGTCAGTCGCCCCGCTCCCCGTCGGATTCACCTTCACCGCGCGCTTATTTTGCCGGACATCGTTGATGAGCTGATTCAGGTATTGGTTCAACTCGTCAAACGCCACGCACGGCCGCCCGGCCGCTTTGCGCTCCGCCTTGTCCTTCGGATCCCATGGGTCGCCCGAGGCGTACCGCATGTCGATATCGCCTTCGTCGCGCGTGTCTTGCCAGAACTTCACCGCATAGTCGAAGTTGTCCCTAATCTCCTTCAACAGCGCTTCGTCGTGCGTGTTTGCCCTGGGCATGTTCTGGTGGGGCAGGCTTCAGCCTGCCAACTGTTTACGCTTCCGTTCTCTGCTCGAATCCCGCCGAGGCCGCCGCCGGCATCGCAGAAACCAACTCCCCCGTAGCTCGTTCACCGTCGGCTCGTCGTCCGCTTCCCACATGGCCGTCCCTCGCGCGCCTGATTGACCGAGGCGTTCACTCCGTCAGATCGCAGTCCGCATCGATAACGGTCTGGACGACGTCGATGACGACGAGGCGCTCAGTCTTCGTCACCATCCTGCCGCCGCCGTCAGCGCCCTCGAACGACCCGTCCAACACATGGAGCACCGCGGCCGCCGCATTCAGAATCCGTTGTGAGTCCATCTTCATTGCTCCAGCGCGTTCGCGCTCGGCCCAGCCGCCGGTACCGGAGGCGGCGCCGGCGCCTTGATCCCCAGGTGCTTTTGTAGGTGAGCCATTAGCTTCGGCCCCTCGCTCGCTCCGAAGATGTGCTCTTCGTCCGGGTGGCTCGGTCCGGGCCCGGGGTTGTAGTTGAACACATGGTTGACCGAGTGGCCGCCATTCTTGCCCGGCGTCACTTCAAGGCGCCTAAGCGTCTTCGGCCCGGCCGACGGCATCTTCGTCCCCTTCGGCCCTTCGCTGTCTCGGAAGTTATAAGCGTGTCCCATCTATCCCCCCAGAATCCCGTTTGCCTTCGCGTCGATCTTCGCCTTCGCCCCGCTCGAGAGCTTGCCCTTCTTCACCATCTGCGTAGCCCGCGCCTTCGCATTCGCCGCGTGCGATTTGTCCGGCATCGGATACGCCCGCCGACCAGGCAGCCCGAACGTCGACGCCGCTAGCGCCTTCCGCTTCGCCGCCGTCAGCTCGCCGGCCGGCTTCGCCGTTTTCGTGCTTTCTGGCTTTCTGGCTTTCTTGGCCGGCGCCCCTTGCTCGCCGCCCTTCCGCCAGTCGTATGCGTGCGCTTCCCGATTCTTCGCCATCCTCGACTCCTATGACCACGCCGAGACCGCCCGCGGCGCCTCGGCTCCCTTCGGCGGTTCTTTCTTCGGCGCCTTGATCCCTACCGCCAGCTCGCGAAATGCGTCCGCTGCATGCGACGCCTCGTCATGCAGCGGCTCTCGCGTCGGCACGCCCAATGTCTGCACCACCCCGTACCGGTAGCGCCGCAAATACTGGAACCCCTCCGCGCACTTCTCCGCGTCGAACCAGCAGTTCGGGAACAATGTCCGCGCCGCGTTAATCCCGTCCGCGATCGAGAGCTTGGGCACGATCCGCACCTTCAGCCCGGCCGCCCGCATCAGTTCCTCGATCGACTTCCCCGTCCCCAACGTGTGCGCTCGCGCATCGTGCGGCAGGTTGTGCGTCCCGTACACGTATGGCCGGTCTTGCAGAAGCTTCAGATAGTACGCCAGTGGCTCCCGCGACCCATCCGCATAGTCGATCACTCGCGTCTCGAACGGAAACGATTGCACGAACCAGATCGTCGTTTCGTCCGCGTACCCCAGATCCCAGTACGTCTCCACCGGCTTCGAGCGGTCGTAAGGCACCCGCGTCAGGCGCCCTTCCTTCTCCACCGCCGCGATCTCCGCCCGGTAAACCGCGCCCTCGGTCGACGACCGCGTCGCCCCGCCGTAGATCACCTCGAACGTCTCCGGGTCTGTCTCGCGCAGGTGCTCGATCTTTTTGCGTGATGTTTCCGATAGCCATATGTTGTCGACGTAACTCGTGCGCACCACCACCGCGCCAGGCGGCGGGTGCAGCACCCACCGGATGTGCGTGTCGTCGGTAGCCAATTCCGGGTTCCAGCTCCCCCAGACTTCCGAGCCTTCCTTGCGAATCGTCGGAATTACGACTTCCCAGGAATTCCGCGAAACATTGGCCGCCTCTTCGACCCACACGCCATCGAGACCTTCATAGCTTCTGATCTGGTTGACGTTGTGCCGCAGGCCGGCGAAGACGAACTCACTGCAACCCGGCTGCTCGATCGGGCGCCCATACATTCCGGCCTTGTGTTCCACCGTGCCGACGATTTTCCGCTTCTCCACCCGGTAGAAGGATTCCAGGCCCAATCGCTGAATCTGATCGGCTAGGAGTTGGTGAACTGATTCGTCAATCGACTGTTGTGTCTCTCTGGCGCACAACCACCGCAGCCGGTTTTGGGCTCCCAGGATCAGGAGCGCCTGTGCCATACTCCAGGATTTGATGCCATCGCGCCCACCGTAGAGGAATTTGTAATCGTGCGGCTCGAATAGAAACTGGACCTTTTCCGGCAGCTCGACTGTCACGGCGTCGGCCCGGTCTTCACGAACACCACCTCCAGCTTCGCCTCGATCGGGCCGCCGTTCGCTCCCGTCACCTCGGTCGTGGTCTTGTACTTAGCCGGCAGCCACGCGCGCAACAGGAGCTGCATCAGGCCGCCATCAAACCGCCGCACCGTCCCGCATCGCGCGCCCTGGTAGAAGACCGGCTCTCTCCAGCCTGTGGTCGCCCGCTCGATCGCCACGCTCTCCAGGTGCCCGGCCGCAATCACCGTCGCCCGTTGGAACGCCGCCGCGTACTTCGGATACTTCTCCAGCCACCGGTAATGTTGCCGTGGACTGATCCCCGCCGCCCTCGCCGACCCCGTGATGTTGCATGTCTTCCGGAACGCCGCCAGAAACGCCCGCGCCCTGACTATCGTGCTCGGCCGCGCCTTAGCCACCGCCGCCCCTCTTCCACTTGTCCCAGGCCTCCAGCAGATCGGCGGCCACCAGCGCGGCGAAGAGTAGAAACAGCGCCTTCGCGGTCCATTACTCGGTTCTCTCTTCTGCCGCCTTGCAGCGCAGGTGGTAGATCTCTTTCGAGACGTAGAACTCCGCCATCCACGCCTTCAGCTCGGAGGTCTGTTGCGATAGCGCCGCCTTCACGTCCGCGCGCATCTGCAAATTAAGCCCCGTCCAGATCATGTTGACCAGCGTCAGCAACGAGCCGACGATTCCAGGCAACCAGCTTGGGTTCATACCGCCGTCCTTGTGTGGCACCTGCCCACCTGCGAACTCTCGATGAAACAGCCGCTGAAATAGCTGCGCGTCGGGTAGACACCCGCTTCGGCTAATGCCCGTCCCATCTTTTCCTGCACCACGTACACCTTGTGGAAGAAGTTTCCCCGATCCAGCTTCAGCCGCGCGCAACACACGTGCCAGTCCATTCCACCCACGAAGTGCAGCGTGAAGATCTCGAGCTGCGGCGGCGTCAACACCCGCCGCGCCGTGAGTTCGACGTCCGCCCTGAATTCGGCGCCCTTGTTCCCGTACCCCAGACCTAGATGGCTGTGCCCTTGGAACACTTCCATGCAGGTCGCTCCGTAGGAGTGCCCAACCGTTTCCGTCACCTCCCGGTATTTCACCAGGCATGCCCGGAAGATCCTCCGCAACGCGCAATTGCAGACGACGAATTTCCCAAATCGAACCGGCCGCGAGCCGAACCCGTGGCAATGCTCGCACCCCGCCAGCGCCGCCGCAGTGGCCATCCCCGCCGTGATCTCGATCGGCTCAGTCATCCCGTCGCTCGCTCAAACAGTCCAGCAACACCGCCGTGAACACTCGCCGCGCTTCACTCGGAATCTCCCGCAGTGTCCACACGTTCTCGGGATTGTCTGCCGTCTCGTGGTCATGCGAGTACCGCAGTGGGTTGCCGGCGCGCCCGCGCTTCCTCGAGTCGTCGCCGGCTTCGTGAAGCTGTATCTCAACCAGCTTCCCGTCCCTGTGCCGCCACACCAGCTCCGCGTTCGGCGCCTTCGCCAGCCGCGCCACCCGGGCCCCGTCCGCCAGCTCCAGGCAACGCTCGCCGCGCATCACCGGCACCCGCTCAGAGGGCAGTGTCAATTAGGCTGAGTTCGGAGGCGATCCCATTCAGGCGCGCGACAAGTTTGTACAGCCCGCTTTGCAGGGGCTCAATATGGCTTTCGGTCTTGGCCGCATCGTCCGGAAACTGATCCCCTGTGACCTTTCCCCTGATCTCGTTCAGCATCTTTCCGGCGAACTCGGTCACCTTCAGCGCATTGTCCAGCAACTGAACGCAGCTCTGATCGGAGCTGGGGTTGTGGCCCGGGCCGGAACTCTTATTAATCTGCTTCGTCATCTACAACTCTCCTGTCTGTCGCACAAGACCGGGGTAGTTTTGAGCCCGCTCCGCCAGGCTGTGCCGCTTCTATGCGGCCTTTCGCTTCGCTTGCGCCTGCACTGGCTCGCCGATGATGCGCGACAACGTCCGTTCTTCGGCGATGTACTCCGCTCGCTCCGCCGGCTCCAGCACCTTGTCCACGTCGCCCAGGCCCGGCGCGCAGTGCTTCATCACCCACTCGTTGCCCAGCCTCTCGAATAGCTTCGGCAGATTGATGATCGTCCGCCGGATCCGCTTCATGCTCACCGGTACCGAAAAGTGGAAGCCTGCCAGGAGTACTTCTGCATCCGCTGGCTGCAAATCCGCCACTCGTCCGATTTCAGCGGATAACTGAGCCAGCCGCGCCGCGTGAGGATTCGTAGCCGGCTTCCAGGCCGCCGCCGCCGCGCGCACGTCCGCGTATTCGTCGATCATTCGGCGCTGCGCGGGCGTCAGTTTCGGACTCACGAAATCCTCGTGTGCGCCGACCCGCGCCAGTGTTGATTGAAATGCCGGCCGAGCGATTCGGCCGAAGCGAGCCGCTGGTACTGCTCGGGCTCGACATCCGGATAATCGTGTGTCCGCCCGTTGGCGAATTGAATGCGTGCCGTCTTCGTGGCCGCGTCGTATCCATGCGCCGAGATCGCCGTCGATGTCGCCGGCGTCATCTCGATCGAGATACTCACACCTTCACAGTGCGCCCCTTCCGGTCTCGAGCGTTATGGGCAAAGTGCGCACTTCTGGGCAAGATGCCCGTTTTCGGGCTAAAATGACCATAAGTGGGCGTTTTGCTCGACCGGGCCCACCGCAAATCTGGCTTATGTGACCCTCACTCGGAGCCCCGAAAGTACCCGCATCGATGATTCCATCGAGCGTTTCACCCAAACCCTCGTCCGCTTCAGCCCACGCGATCGCTTCATTCTGGCCCTGATCTGCCGCGGCGCAAGCGACAAGGAAATTGCCGCTGAATTGGAAATCCATCCCAAGACGGCGCGCACTCACATTCTCCGCTTGACTCGCAAAGTCGGACTCGCCGACGATCGTCAGCTTGTCCTCTACGTCATGCAGCATCCGGAGACTCTGCACCTCAGTGGCCCCCATCAGTATGGCTTACATGCGCCTGGTTCCGACCGCTGCCCGTACTGCCAGGTGGTGCAGAAAGTCGCCTAGCCCGCTGCCTTCCGAGCAATGGGTGAGGCGAAGCACCTATCTATAAGACTGCCCTCTCCCCACGCTGGCGGGTATAAGAAAGTCGCGCGCCACAACTTACAATACTGAACTATGGGCAGTTTGTTTGCGGGCTCGAGTGCCATCACATCACTCCCCCAGCCCATTCAGGAGGCGGTCTTCGCCCGCGTGCACTCCGCCTCCGTTAGTTCCTGGCTCCGTTCTACACTCCATCGTCGTCGTCGTTCGCAGATCTCAAGACGACGACGACGAGTGATTGCTGAATTTCAGCCTCGATAGCCCCGCCCAGGAAGGAGCGCAGCTCCTTCCAATCTCAGAGATCTCAATACGCTACCATCCAATGGCTCCCTAAAACCGATAAGTCTAATCGTGTCAATAAATCGCCGGAGCCCATCCGAAGGCCCCCTGAAAGGAGCCCATCCGATGGCTCCCTGAAAATAACTTTCTCACTTGTGAGCGAAGTGAGTTATCATTCGTGAAGATGAAATCGAAGTACACCCCCGAACAGATTCGGGAAGCGCGGAGCATCATCGCGACCGTCAGTGCGGAGAAGGCGAACCGCGTAATCGCCGAGCGCTACACGCCCGAAGAGATTAGCGCCCTCAGGAAGAAAGCCAACCAGGCCGGCCTCGCCGTCCGAAGACGGAAGAAGGCGGAAAGAGCCGCGCTGTGCGGCGCGCCAGCCTAATTGTGAAGTCACAGCCCCATCAGCGCGCAGGCGTTCGACTGGAACGGATCAGCCGGCCGGTAGTACCTGCGCAGCGTGGCCAGGCATCGGTGTCCCGGTCGCAAATTGCCCTAGAACCGTGGGGTAGATTGTCGCAGGAAGGAAGGGGGCCGCCACTCGGCCCATGACCGCATCTCGCGCTCACCCTCGAAAGTAGCGTTGAATGCGGCCACGGGCGCCGGGTACCATCACCCCCCCATCTTCGCACGTTTCCCCGGCGCAACAAAGGCTCAATTTCGAGATTTTTTTGAGGTGCTTTTGATGCAGTGCAGGTGGACAGTATGACGACGATGCAGTGCAGGTGGACAGTATGTTGACGCGGAAGGGCGCCCAGGCCGAAGCCCTCGATCCGGACCTCGGCGAGACCAAAGAGAAGTACGTCCCACGCCATCTCAAGAGGGATCGCGTCGCACCTGGCGAGTGGATGGACGTCGGCAAGCTCCCCGTCTACGCCATGGCGCGCCCGAACCAGACGCTGAAAGTCCGCATCTGGTCCCTGCTCATTCTCCGCACGGCCGGCTACGAAAACAGCGTTGCCGTAAAGGAGCGCCTCGTAACGAAAAGGAAGGACGCACCCGAGCACGTGACCCCGCTGCAGAGTCACGACCTGGTCCTCTTATTAAATGCCGCCACGCGGGGCGCCTGCAAGGAATCGAAGGTTCATCTCCCGGAGGAACAGCTCAAAGCGGTCCTGGCGACCAAGGCACGCGTGCGGCGCGCCCTCGAGTCCATGGAAAACGACGAAGGTCTGATCTGCCGCGCACGTTGGAACCGCCAGCCAGACAGCCGCGCCTATTGCGAACTCGCCGGCGTTTCCCTCCACGACGCGATCGCCCGTGGCTATGTCACGCCCCTCTCTAGCCTCTCGGAAGCGCAGAAAAGGCGTGCTGGAAAGGTGGTCATCTACCTCCTCCAGCAGCCGAAACCCGCCAAGAACATTCAGCAGTCCATCGACGAGTCGATCGCACGAAGCGAAGCCCAAAGGGGTACGGTTGATGTACCCCTTTGGGACGATAAGTCTATTGAAATCAGCGAAAGTACACAACATATTTCGCCATCTCTGGAACCTGCTGACCATCCCGGCGCACAATACCTTTTGCCATTTCTCGATCCGGCGGACCGTATCCTGGCGCCAGTCATAGCCGCCCATCCGGATTTCGCTGCCGCACTACAGGCCTTCGTTCGGGCGAGGGCCGAATTGCAGCAGACCGTAAACCGCTTGGTCGGCCTCCAACACGAGGCGGCGCAGGGCCACCCGCCGGCGCTCCAACCCGCCGGAAGCTCACCCACCCCTAGCCCCGCCGCCTCTCCAAATCGAAAATCTACCGCTACGGGGCGGCAAAGTGACACTGCCGGAGCAGCGGAACGTGACCGCATCACCCATCCCGCCCCTACCCCACGTCCTTCGGCGGCCGTAAATCCCCAACGAGCGGAGAGCCCACTCGTGACCACCTCGGGGGAGGCAGATGCACCCAGGGCCTCCGCCTCGTCTACGGCCGCCGGTTCCCCCGTCGAAGTCTCCATCGTCCAGGCCACCATGCGGACATATTGCCACCCTGTCCACGTCGAGCAGGATATGGCCCGCGGCCTCCTAATCGCCTGCCGCAATCGCGCTCCATCCTGCCGCATCGAAACCGTCGTCGACATGATCCACCGCAAGGGCGCCATGATGCGAGAATTCGGACCTGGCAACCGCGACATGGGCCTCAATCTCCAGCGCTATTCCAATCCGGTCGCCTTCCTCCGCGTCGCCGTACCCAAAATGTTCGATGGCGACGACTGGAAGCAGATCGAGGACAAAGAGCGCCGGCGCCAAGAAGATCTCATCGCGCGCGCGCGCGCTGTCTTGGCCAACGAGTCCGATTACGACGAGATGGATCGCCTCCGGGCCCGCGAGATTCTCAGAGAGGCAGGTCTCACATGACGCCGCCCATCTCCATCGCCGAGAAGGACGAGCTGGTGCGTCGCTCCACGGCCGAATGCCTGGATCACGGCCACGTCCTGATCTATCTCGCCCTCGATCTATCGACCGCACTGGGAACCGTCGCGCAATTGCAGCTCGCCCTTCGGCACCCGGCGAACGTGGGCGTATCTGCCGGTCACATCCGCAAAATGATAGGGAATTATATACATGACTCCCTTCGCCTTTTCTTCAAAAATCTCTGTACGGGGTGCATTTTTCTCTTGCTTTTTGTGAGGGAATCAAGTATATTAAGATTATGAAGCCGAACGATAGATGGAACAGATTGATCGCCGTTTTGGAAGGTGCTGGCTACGCAGGTCGCCAGCTTGCCGCTTCGCTCCGAAGGCCAGCCCCGACGAAATGGCTTAAGACGAAAGACTCCTGGTATGGCGTTGGGTCGGCGTACCTGACCGTGGGCACGTTTGACCGAGACGGCTACGAAGCGGAAATCACCGTTCGCATGAGCGATCACGCGCAAAAAGCGGGCGGGGGCCTTCTCTACCGAGAAAGTACCGGCGGGTTTGACCAAGCCGGCGATTCTGAAGTTTCGATTCACCCCGGATCTAAAGTCAATCTTCGCAATGTGGTAGCCGAGGTAGAAAAGAAATTGGCGGAAGCGGTCGCGCAACTGGAAGCGATCCCGGTTGGAGGCGGTCGGTAGACCATGAGCAAAAGCACAATTAGCACCTTCCAACTTTTCGAGCTTATCCCTGACGAAGAATCCGCGCGCGCGTATCTGGAAGATCGGCTCTGGCCTAATGGCTCGGTCTGTCCGTCTTGCCACGCGGGGGACAGGCTTACCCCACGCAAGGACGGCTTCCACCGATGCAATGCCTGCCAATTGGATTTCACGGTTCGGACGGGCACGATTTTCGAGCGCTCCCATGTTCCACTGCACAAGTGGGTCTATGCCATGTACTTGCTCGTTACGGCCCGCAAGGGCATCTCTTCGCTGCAACTGGCCAAAGAGATCGGCGTGACCCAGAAAACCGCGTGGTTCATTCTGGGGCGCTTGCGCGAGGCATGTGGTACGAAGTTGGCAAAGCTCCAAGGCACCGTCGAAATCGACGAAACTTTCATCGGCGGAAAAGAGCGCAACAAGCACGAATGGAAAAAGCTCAACGCGGGCCGTGGCTCCGTAGGCAAGACCGCCGTCCTTGGCTTGCGCGCGCGTGGTGGTCAGACCGTGGCCATGGTCGTACCGGACACGGCCCTTGGCACTGTCCAGAACGAAATCCATGGCGCGGTTGAAGTCGGCTCCCAGGTCTACACCGATGAGCACGGAGCGTACAACGATCTCGGTGGATTGTTCTTTGACCATGACACGGTAAACCACGGGGCTGGTGAATTCGCGCGCGGGCCAGTCTCTACCAACAGCATAGAGAGCGTCTGGGCCGTCCTGAAGCGCGGGCTCCATGGCGTCTACCACCATGCCAGCCCGAAGCACTTGCAGCGGTACGTCGATGAGTTCACCTTCCGGCTGAACGATGGCGACGTGAAGCGCCACACGTTTGAGCGGCTGGACAGTTTCATCGACAACACGAGCGGGAAACGTCTCACGTACAAGGGGCTGATCCAATGAAACCGGAAACCCCCGGAGTGCTGGATAAAATCGTCGATGTGGTGCTGGCATATCGGCCCATCGGCAAGACTCCGAAACCCCGAAAACGGAAGAAACAGAATCGGCGGAAACGTGTTGACAGCTAAGGGTTTCGGGAGTCATGTATATAATTCCCAAATGATAACGGGCATCATCCAGGATGTTCAGATGTCCGGTCTGCCGGCAACCGCCGCCCTCCTACGGCTCGGCGACAACCCCGCTTATGACAAGGTGGTCCCCAGATGACGCCACAAGATGACAATGCCGCCGACCTGGCATTTTTGGCATGGTTACGCGCCGTCGGACCCGAAACCATGGCCACCTGGGAGCGCCTGTACGAGGCGTCGCGTACTCGGCCCGCCGTTCCCCGCTGCGAAAAATGCAACGGCATCGGTCGCATTATCGATCGCACCGGCGCGGTTGCCGGAACGAACACTCTGTCGAATTGGCCCGTGGACTATTGCGATTGCAAGATGGGCCGCGACCTCCGACGCGTTGAAACTCCCGGTGCCAACGCGCCATTGAGCGCGGCCGAGCGAGAGGCGGCCTCCGAATGATCGCCCGCATCGAAGCCCAGGACGCCCCCTATCGCTGTTCCCGCTGCGGGTTCGTCATCCCTCCGGATACCTCCATCGTTGTCTTGGTCTGGAACGAGCTTCAGTTTCACTACTGCCCAGCCTGCGTCAAGAATGCTTCGGAGGTCAAAACGTCATGAGCCCAGCTCGCGCCACATCCCGCCGCGCCCTTCCCCGCCACATCCACCTGCCCAGCGTGCACGTGCGGACCAAAGGCGCCGGCTTCGATTACGACTACGACTACGACCTCTATGTCGGCAACAAACGGCAAATCCGCCGCATCATCACATTCCGGCTGATTGCCCCAGGCGACCTCGAGGTGGTTCGCGTGACCGAGGATGATCTCTGCCCCGAAGAGGCGGCCGACATCCGCGAAGAGCTGCCCACTCTCCTGGACGAAGACAATCCCGAGGCGCTAACCGCCATGCAGGCTCTCGCGGCTCTGGAATTCGAGCGCCAGGCGCGCATCGCCGCCGGCGCCGAACACTCCTGCTTCCACTGTGGCTGTTCCGAGTCGAAGTCCTGTTCCGGTGGCTGCTTCTGGGCCACTCCTAATCTCTGCTCGAGGTGCGTATGAGCCCTATCGTCGCTAAAATGGCCACCCTTTCCATGCGGCAGCGCAACGCCCTGGGAATGCTAATCGAGCCCGCGCGCGCGGCTTACGCCCAGATGCTCGACGCCGGCATGAAAGAGGGAGCCTTGCGATTGGGAGCCGTTCTCGCCGAGTACGACTCAGTCACCTCCGAGATGGAGGCATTCGCGCGCGAGCAACCCCATGCCCTACTATCGGCTCTGCTAGAAGACATCATGAAGCACCCGTGAGCATCAACCAAATCGAGGAATTCGTCCAACGCGGCCGCGCGGCTCAGGCGGATGTCAACCGCATCCTCAAGCGGCAATCCTGCCGCTATCGCTACGTCCAGCGCGTCGACCCTGTCCTCCGCGACGCCATCGCCTTCCTCAGCCTGGTTGTGTTGCAGATCCCAACCGAGCCCGAGAAAGCCACCGCGATGGATCTTCGCGATCGCACTCTCGCCTTCCTCGACCACCTGCGTGAACTTGCCGGCGAATCGCCCGCACAACAGGAGGCCCATGCCAATCCGTCGTGATCTTCGCATTTTCTACCGCGGACCTTGGCTCCAGGTCCGCTTGCGCATCCTCGCCCGCGCTCACCATCGCTGTGAACAATGCGGCGTACCCAACCATCAGCGCGTCGAGCGCGGCCCTGATGGCCTCTGGCGCTCGCTGCTGTCCCTCCGCGGCAAGTGGCACAGCCCCCAAGGACGGGTCAGCGCCTGCCAGCTCTTAGCCGATACGCGCGAGGTGCGCATCGTCCTCACCGTCGCCCACCTCAATCACATCGCCGGCGACGACCGCGACGAGAACCTCCTCGCCCTCTGCCAGTGGTGCCATCTCAATTACGATAAGCTCCACCACAAAGAAACCAGGTCGGCGCGGAAAGACGCGGCTAGGCCACTGCTCGATGTAATCGCGATGCCCCCCGCCGCCGCCGCATTCGGCGAGAAGTTCGAATCGCTCGCCCAAACGGAGCCGCGGTAATGTCCCGCGTGCGCATCGTCCAGATGCTCTGTCCCGAGCGCCACTGTATAGTGGGCAACGCGTACCAGAGTCCGGATGGCGAACCCATCGAGGAGATGCGCAGCCGGCTGCTTGAGTTCTTCCGTGGCCTGTGCGCCCACGGCGCGGAGGACAGGTGCGGAATCTGCCACTCGCGCAAGTATACGATCGAGGACGCCCCAACGCGCTTCCAGACGATGGACGAGGCCATTCCATACCTGGCCGACAATGCCGCTCAGCAAAAGGCAACGTGCGAATTCTTCCGCGCCGCGAGGAACTGATGACCAACTGCTACTTCTGCCACCGCCCCGTCTTCGAACAGGATGTACAGATCAGCATCCGCGATCCGCTGGTCACGCCGCTGCTGGTGACCGACCGCGACGGGATTGAGCGCCCCACACGCTTCGAACTCGTCGAGCACTACGCTCACCACGATTGCCTTCAGACCGCAGCCCGCAACTTTCATCCCCAGGAGCAACATGCCCAAGCCTCAGCCTGACCTATCCACCTGGCTCACCACGAAACAGACGTGTGAGCGTTTACGAATCAGCGCCCGCACTCTCGACCGCCGCTACCGCGAAGGCCTCGGCCCCATCCGCGCCGATCGCTTCCGCCCCGGCAAGAAGCCCGAGCCAGTCTTCGATCCCGCCGACGTCGACCGCATCGTCGCCGCCGCCGATCCCGTCGTCATGCCCAAAGCCTCGACCGAGGAAAGCGCCGCCGCGCTCAATCGCTCCCACGTCGCTACCGCCCTCGCCCGCCGCGAGCCCTTACCCACCCCCAACAACTTGCTCCAGGAGTTGCTCAAGATGGCCGCCGGAGCCCAGCCCCAGGCGCTCATGCTGACCGTCGCCCAGGCCTCAGAGTTCACCGGCTTCACTGAAACCTATATCCGCCGCGCCATCGACGACGGCCGCTTGCCCGCCGTTTCCGACCGAGGCTGGAAGATCTCCCGCGCGAATCTCGTCAATCTCGTCAACGGCCTGAATTCCGCCGACGCAGCTACCCCCGTGGCAACGCTTGGCAAAATGACGGTAGGAAAGCACTTGTAGGCTGTATATTGCTATGCATTTATTCATTCCGCCAATCGCATGGGCCAAGCAGCGCGCAGGACGTCCGCAAATGGATCGAGGGGTTTAACTGATGCGTAAGCCCGCCAGCATCGAAGCTCGTTCCATCGTCAGCGGCCGCGATCTCGAACCCTACATCCAGATCTTCCTCAAGTACGACGATGGAACCGAGGAACAGGTCTGCCAATGGACGCCCGAGGAAGGCTATCACCACGCCCAGTGTGTGCTCGGCGCCATCGAAGCCGCCAACACGGACGCCTTTCTGGTCTCGTGGCTCTGTGGGCCCGAATTGCAGATGCCCCTCGACGGCATCGGCCCCATGCTCCTCGCCTTCCGCGAATGGCGCGCCAGGCGCCGGCCGCCGGAGAAACCCGTGTGACCCGCCATGCAATTTTGCATGATGGAGTTTCCGGCCCCCCCCTTGCCCCTGTCTTTTCGTGCGATTTCCCCGGCTCTCCGCCGGATCCGTCAAGCCCGCCGACTCTCGCGACTTCGCCAAATTTGCCGGGTTTGCCGAACTCGCCTGTGCGGCAAACGACCGTTATTTAGCCCGCCGCTGCAACCCCACAACTGCTTTATTTGCGCTCTTAACGACCCCTTTTTTCGAGACGTTTCTCGTACGCCCCTTTTGCCGCTTTTCCGTACACCGCTTCTCGAGCGCATCGCGGATCGTGCTGTGCGCGATCCCCATCTCCCGCGCCATCGCACGCCAGCTCATTCCCTTCGCTCGCAGCTTCTCCGCCCGCTCCCGGTCGAATACCTTCGGGCGCCGCCCGCCAATGCGCCCCGCCCGCCGCGCTCGCTCCAGGCCGGCCTTCGTGCGCTCGCTGATCCGCAGCCGCTCCTGCTTCGCCATCCACGCCGCTAGCGCGATCATCAGCTCGGCGAACATCTCCCCGCCTGGCCCCGTCGTCCGGAACTGCGGCTCCGTGTAGCTCTCGAACGCCAGACCGTACCCCTTCAGCCGCTTCAAGTGCTCAAACGTCGAGCCGATCCCCTCGCGCGACATCCGGTCCAGCGCCCACACGATCACCACGTCGAACTTCCGCCGGCTCGCATCCACGAACAGTTCCTTGAACGCGTCCCGGTCCGAGTTCTTCCCCGTGGCCCGATCGATGTACTCCACCACTTCCCACGATTGCGCCGTCGCATACCGCCGCAGCTCCACCAGTTGATTCTCCGGATGCTGCCCTGCGTATCCAGGGCACTTGCATCCCGCATGCCCGCAGCGCCCCGTTCCGCCCTTGTGCTCGTCGAATACGTGCCCGCAACCCGTGCACCGCTCCCGTGATACCCGCGCGTAGATCGCCGCTCTCATCTATTCGCCCGCCACCCGGGCCGCAACCGCTGCCACGTTCACGTTTCGTTCGCCGGCCGCATACTGTTCCATCAGCTTCAGAACGGCTTCGATATCCGCAATGCGGTCTTTGTGGCGCGCGTGCAAGCTCGTCAGGTAAGCCCGGAGCTGTGTCCGGTTCGCTTTGGCGAAGACCCTCCGCTTCCCATCCAGCGTGATCGTCCGCGGCAGATGATTTAGTCCGGCGAACAGAGGCGCCGACTCAATCGGCTTTCGGCCGCGCAGCCGCTCCGCCCTGATCGCTCGTATCAGATGCCGAATCGTGAGCGCCCTGCCCAATTCCCGCAGCAGACCCGGCTCCGCTTCCTCCAGCAGAATCTCCGCGAGCGGCGCCGCCGGCAGATCCGGATGCAGAATGACCCCATTCTCCACCAACTCCCCCGTCTCGGTTTCCAGCGCTTCAGCACTCCGGGAAATGGCCGTTTTGACCATCGCTTCCTCCCTACGCTATTTCATATTCCAAATAACTGTGGCGTCTCAGCCACACCCTGCAAGGCCTCCTCCCAGGCCTTCAGCTACGCCGGCCGCCCGCGTCCCTGATCTCCCGCAGCAGCCTCTTCATCGCCTCTATCTCACCCAACACAAGCGCGAGTGCAACCATCGACGTGACCAGGCAGGCCGCGCGCATATCGAAGTGGAGCAGCCCCTTCGATTCGGGAACTGCTGGCACAGCCACCGCCACGGCCTGAGCCGCCGGCGTCGGATCGAGCGTGTACCCGGGAGGAAGACCTGGCAGCCGAGATGCTGTAGCGCCATATCGCTTAGCCAGCGTTTCCATGTCCACGTCCTCCTTCCCCTTCCTTCTCTCCTCAGCGTCGATCCGGTCGAAGACATCCGGATGCTTCGCTTGCGGCATCGCTTGCACCTGCGAGGGGTCCACAAGGATAGATCCGGAGGGGGCGCCGCGGTGAGCCACTGCAATCGCCCCAATTACGAAACCAAAAGTCAATCCCACTAAGAGCAACCCAATTGTCTTCACTTCGGAGCCTTCTTTCTCTTCGCCGGCTTCTTCCTCGATGAAGCCGGTCGCTTCGCCACGTGCCCGGCCCATCGTGCCGCATTCATCGCGCGGGCATGATCGCTGCGCTGCTTCGGCGTCGTTCCTTCCCAGCGCATCGCGCCCGCATCTCGTGTGTCCATGTCCGCATTGTACTCCTAGGCCCACGAGTGCACCAATACACCCAAAGGGGTATTGACGCCCTAGCGCTAAGATGTCACACTAAGACATGGCAAACATCCTCCGCTTCCGCCCCAACGTCCCCATCGAGGTTTCGTTGGCCTTTCCCACCGGCCGCCGCAAACAACTCGGCCGGCCCCTGCTCTTCACCCTCACCGATGGCCGCGTCATGTTCCTCCCGGTCACCGTCGCCGATCTCATCGAGCACCGCCATATCCAGCCCCGCCAGTCCTTCTTCATTTGCCGCTTTAAGGCCGGCCGCGGTTCGCTCGACCAATGGCGCATCTGGCTCCCAGGCGAAACTCAGCCCGCGCTTCCCACCGAAGACGCTATCCGCGCCCACCGCATCGAATGCCAGATCGAGGACCTCCTCCTCACCCGAGCTATCATCCTCGAGCGCGAACGCGAAGCCCCCGGTGCCTTCGGCCGAATCTTGCATGCTCTCGACGGCCGCCTCCAGTTCCTCGGCTATCGCGAGCAGCCTACCCTCGATCGCCTCGCCGTCGACGCCCAGCTTAAGCGCATCGAACAGGCCTGCATCCTCGATTCCATCCAGGAGCTGGACGATGCCTGGTAAAGCCCTCGTCCACTTTCTCCGCTACGCCATCCACGGCGAAACCACTCACCCGCGCGCAGCGCGCCGCCCTGCCCGCCGTGGCCCCGCCCGCTGCCCCAAGTACCGCGCCTGGATTCGCTCACTCCCTTCCGCCATCTCTGGCCTGCCCGGTTGCCAGGCCTGTCACACTGGCAACGATGGCGGCATGTCTCAGAAGGCCTCCGACTTCTCCTGCATCCCGCTCACTTACGAGGAACATATGGAACTCGACCACGGCCGCGATGGCCGCGCAGCCTTCGAACTGCGCTACTCTCTCGATATCGCCGCCACTGTCCGCCAACTCAACGCCGAGTGGTTCGCCCACTCTCGGGAGGTCAAATGATCGCAACACTCGTTCTCTTCGCCGCTGCCATGCAACACGCCGCCGTCGAGCGCGCCGCCGCGCGCATCCAGCTCGCTCAGTATTGCGCCGCCGTCGAGCGCCGCGCCCAACACCGCGAAGTCTCCAGCGTTCAGCCCGTCAGCATCCTCGAGCCCGAGCTCGCCCGCGCCCAGCATCTCCGCGACCTCGCCCGCCTCGTCCAGTAAAGTGGGGCAGGCCACCGGCCTGCCAAACGGCGCCATAAATGAAAACTCCCCCTCCAGCCTTTCGGCCGAAGGGGGGAGTTTTCGTTCTCGGACTCCGTCACCTCACCTGGGAGGTTTCGCTCATGGTCAGTGGTGCACGCTCGCTTGATACAGAGTCACCTGATCCACCGTGCTCGCGATCTGCGGCGGTGTTTGGGACAGTGCACACCCTGCCAGCACCACGAACGTCACCAACGTTTTCATATTCATGACTCCTTATAACGCCTCAATCTCTGCCCAGGTCATCGCGGCGGCAAGGCTCCCAGCGCCACAGCTTCCCGCCTCCAATACCGACCACGTGCAACTACCGCTCAACCCGCTCCCTCCACCGCCTCCGGTCTGCTGAGTCCAGGTGTTGCTCGCCGTGCAGTAGTACCAGTTCTGGCCAGGCGTCGCGTCCGTCGCGAAATACATCTCGCCAATGGCGCACACGGCCGGCTTGCTCGCCGTCACCCCCACCTTCGCCGGAGTCGTGTGCGTCGAGCCGGACATATCCACCACTCCGCCGCTCCCCGTCATGCTCGTCACCGTCTGCAGCGCGCTCCATGTGTTCGCCGTGTTCAGCAGTGGCACCGTCGCCCCGCTCGTGCCCAATGTCGCCGTTGCTGCCGTCCCCAGCGCCGTCAGGCTCGGTACGTAGGATGTAAACGTCACTCCCTGAAGCCCGCTCGGCGCCGTCAGCGATGTCCCCCACGCGCTCGATCCTGCATACACAGCCAAGCCCGCCGCCCCCGGCCAGGTCATGCTTCCGCCGCCTCCGCCTCCGCAGGTTCCAGGTCCCCACCCACCCAAGGTAGTCCAGCACATCCCATTCCCATTTACCGCCCCATCCTGCGCCAGCCATGCCAGCGACACCAGGCTGTAGGGCACCGGCGGATTGATGCTTCTCACTCCAGCCAGATTCACCGTTCCCGGTGACGATGGCACGATCCATTGCTCGTACGCCGGCGCGCATCCCGATGGGGTGATGTTGTAGCTCGCCGTGTATTGCCCCGGCTCGAGCGAGACGCTCAGCCCGTTGATAGCCGCCGTCACCGGAAACTCGTACGTGCCCTCGTAGACCGTGTGCCCATCCGTCGGCGAGGTGAAGGTGTCCCAGCTCAGCGTCACCTTGCCCGAGCAAAACGCCCCCGTCGCCGTATACAGCGTGTCCTGCACCGTTGTCAGTGCGAAGCACGGTACCGCAAGCAGAGCCAGCAGCAATAGTCGTTTCATCGTCCCCTCAGTTCCTCAGATCGACACTCACGATAACCGCCATCGTGCCAGTTGCCCCAATGTCGATCCAGATTTTCGTGATGTCGCGCGCCGCGCCGAAGCCCAATCCCGCTGGCGCATCCGTGAATGGTAATCCAGGCGCCCCTGCGGTGCCCGGCTGGACCTGACCCGTTACATGTCCGGCCGTGGCCATGTTCGCCACCGTGCCCGGCGGGAAGTTAGCCAGGTCAAAATAATAGCCGTACGTCGTGACTCCGGCCGGTATCTGCACATCCACTCGGTTCGCCCAGATCGGTTGAGTTTTCGCGTCCGGCGCTGCCGGCAACAAGCCCAGCACCGTCGCCAGGCACTGCGGTGTCAAATGCGTCACCGACACAACTGCATTGATTCGCATCGTTCGATTTCCTCTCTACTGACACCCCTTCGGGCGTAAACTAAGTGAGGCGGCGACCGCTACCAACGGCCCCGCCCCGTGGCACCCGAAAACGGAGGTTTTTCAGATGCAAAACGAGCTTAGCAGACCGTCTCAAAAACGCAACACAATGGCGCGGCCGAGCCATCTTATTTCGGCTAACCCCTTAGCCGACGCTGAGATCTGGCTCCGCAAATGGCAAGCCGCTCAGCCTAATCTGACTGCTGCGAAGGTCGCCGAATCGGCCATCGAACAATACCCGGAGACGGCCAACAGTATCGCTCCAATCCTGGTGCGCGCCTTCTACCTTCGCGTCGTCGTGAGCGAACGCCGCAGATGATTCAATACCTCTCCCGCCCCGCCTGGCTTAGGGTTTCCCCCAGCAGCGCTACCACCTCCCGGACCTTCCGGCGGTGTCTTCGTCCCTCCACCACCAGGTGGTATCGGGGTTACGTCGTCATCGCCCGCTATCCGCATGATCTGCGCCGCGGCCATCCCCGCTGCGCCCACGCTTGCCGCCGGCCGCAGGCCTCCGGTCAGCAGCGAAACGCCG